GAGGCTGCTGAAAAAAACTAAGAGCCTCTCACCTTCGCATGAATATGATTGCGTTGGCTGAGAGGTTGCACATAACAATAGCAGAAGCGGAGCAGATGAGCCTTTCGGAAGTTTATGAGTGGTTCGCATATTTTAATATACTGAGCGAAGTAAAAAATGGCTGAAGATACTAGGATTATTATTAGTGCGGTAGATAAAACCTCACGAGGATTTCGCTCTGTAAGCAATGGTTTAAAAACTCTTGCTAAGTCTGTTTTCAGCCTAAAGACCGCAGTTGTCCTAGCTGCGGGTGCGGCAGGTTTTGGATTCTTAATCAAAAAGAATCTTGACTCAATAGATGCTCTTAAAAAGACAGCGGATAAAATCGGCACTACTACCGATGTTTTGTCTGGCTTGCAATACGCTGCCCAGCTAACAGGCGTTAAGCAAGAGACGCTTAACATGGCTATGCAGCGATTTACTCGCAGACTTGCCGAGGCCGCAAATGGCACAGGCGAAGCAAAAGGCGCACTTCAAACTTTAAATATAGATGCCAAAAAACTACTTCAGTTGCCACTAGACGAGCAGATGTTTGCTATTGCTGACGCTATGGTTGAGGTAGAAACACAAGCCGAAGTAGTTGCGCTGGCGATGAAGCTGTTTGATTCCGAGGGTGTTGCACTTGTTAATACTCTTGGCAATGGTGCAGGTGCAATGCGGGATATGATGCTTGAAGCCGAACAGCTTGGACTTGTTTTAAGTCACGCATCTGCTGAAGGCGTTGAAAAAGCTAATGACGCATTTACTAGCCTGTTTGCAATTATTCGCGGCATCGTTAGACAGATGACCGCAGCACTCGCGCCAGTTATTGAAAACATTGTTGTTAGAACAAAGGAGTGGGCATTAAGTCTAGGCGATGCAGAGACAGGTATTAAAGGTGTAGGCCAGACCATTGCAAGATTTCTTGTCGGTGCGCTGATTAGTGGCGTTACAGGAATCCAAAATTTGGGTAATGCAGTTATTGAAGCCGGAAACAAAATTAGAACGGCATGGCACATTTTCTTTGGAAGTGAAGAAGCTAAAGCAGTTCAAGACCAAATTGACGCTATTTCCGATACTTTAAGAAGTAATGCAATCGGCGCATCTGAAGGTGCAAACGAACTGTTTTCGCCAAAAGTTATATCTGATTATCAAGCGCAGATGCAGGCATTAATCGTTACGCGTGATGAGCTAAACAAGCCGCCAGAAATGTGGCAACCACTAGATTTTTCTTTTTTTATAAGCGAACTAACTGGACTTAGAGACTTAATAGGTTCTGAGTCTGGTGGCTTAGTAGATCCGCTAATAGACGAGTTTACTAGGCTTGGCGAGCCTAGTATGTGGCAGAAAATTTATAATGCTTTCGACCAATTTGGTGCTTCAGTTGCAAAAGCCTCCCCTAATGTATTTGATTTTCAAAAGCAATTAGATGATTTAGCTGCAAGCTCAATGAGTGGATTAACTACTGCTTTGCGTGACGGTATAACTGGCGCAACTACATTTGCGGAAGCATTTAGAAATATGGCTTCAAGCATTGTTAATTCCCTGCTAGATATGGCGATACAATATTACATCGTTAAGCCTATTTTTGACGCTATTACTGGTAGCGCGGGTTCAGGATTGACAGGCGCGCCAACTGGCTCAATGAGTACAATAGGCAATCAATCAGTAACGGCTGGCGGCGATTTTGGCGGTGGCAGTTCAGGTTTTTTCTCAGGAAAAGCTATCGGCGGTTCTGTTCAGGCCGGTCAACCCTACATGGTTGGAGAGCGTGGGCAAGAGATGTTTGTACCTAACCAATCAGGCTCTATAATACCTAACAATCAACTGGGCGGCGGCGGTGTTGTTGTCAATCAGACCATTAATATATCAACTGGCGTAGCACAGACTGTTAGAGCAGAGGTTGCTAACATGATGCCACAGATAGCGGCGGCAGCGAAAGGCGCAGTAGCAGACGCAAGACAGCGCGGCGGTGGATACAGTCAAGCACTAATCGGAGCATAAGATGCCTTTAGCATTTCCCAGCGTTGGGATTCAAAATATACAGATGAGATTAAAAAGGGCGGTTGCAGTTAGTGAATCGCCTTTTTCTTATGACACGCAGACTTATGTTCACCAAGGTGCTAGATGGGAATGTGAGGTCACTCTGCCGCCTTTAAGCTACGCAGAGGCACGTTCGGTAGAGGCTTTTATAATCGGCCTTAAAGGGCAATCAGGCACGTTTACGTTCGGACACCCCCTGCACACTTCAACCGCTACTGGAAATATCAATGCCGATGCACTGATACGCGCAGAAGAAATAAGTTTGGGCGGGACAAGCACCGCTGTTGATGCAGGAACATACTTGCAGCTTGGAGACTATCTTTACATAACCACAACCAGCAAAACTTCAGGCGTTGGTTTGATAGGCATACAGCCCCCACTGAGAGCGGCTGTCAGCGCCGGAACTGTTGTAGACTTCACGTTGCCAAAAAGCCTTTGGCGCATGGCTTCAAATGATATTAGCTGGTCAACAGATACCGCGTCGATGTTTGGCTTTACCTTTGCTTTTGTGGAGGCTTTGTAATGTCTCGCTCTTTAAGCGCAGAGATGCAAGCGGTAGCTGACGCGGAAGTTGTAAGGCCGATTTATCTAATTGATATGGACTTTCCAAGCGGTGCAGTGCGTATATGGAGTGGCAGTGGCTTACTGACTTCACCCGAAGGCAATACCGTTATCATCAATGGCGACTACACAGACGGATTGAATGACTGGACAGTTGTTGAGCTAGGCACAGGAACGGTTGCGGCTGTCAATGATACGGCTGTTTTGACTTCTGGCACTGGTTTTACTAATCGCGTTTTTATACATCAAACATTCAATACAGTTGCAGGTCAACAGTATGCCGTTAAGCTAAATCATACAGGTCTTAAACTTAGAGTGCGCATAAGAAATGCACTTACTAGCGCAGACATATTGCCCCTGACTTTTTATGACGCTGGAGATAATGTAATAGTTTTTACTGCTACCTCTAACAGCACAAACTTGCACCTTAGAAACCAAGTAGGCGGCGTTATCACTATCGACAGCGCAGAAGTTTATGCAGCAGAAGATTATGTTGGGGCTGGCGATTTATTGTCTATCAGTGAAATCGAAGAATCAGCAGACCTAAAAGCTAACGGCGCAAGCGTTACTTTAACTGGCATTAAAACATCTTTAGTTCAAACGGCTAGAGATGAAGATTACCAAGGCCGAAAGATGACAATTTCTTTAGGTGCGATGAACGAAGTAGCAAATGTTATTGCAAGCCCTGCAATTCTCTTTACTGGTTTTATGGACGTTATGACCATTAACGATGGAGGCGACTATTCGACTATCAACGTAACCTGCGAGAATAAACTAATTGCCTTTGAACGGTCAAACAGACGCAGGAATACAGATGGCGACCAGCGGATTGATTATCCAACCGATGAAGGCTTTAGCTTTGTTACAAACATAGTAGAGAAGGAATTTTATTGGGGGCAGGTCACTCCATCATTTGCTGTAGATAAAAAGAATGATGGTGGCTACAGAGGTAGATAATGATAACCATTCAGCTTGAAAGCATGACCAACGTCAAACAAGATATACAGCCTCTACTTAAGGAGCATTGGAAACTTGTCGCGTTAAATCAGGGAAAGATTAGGCTCAACCCAGACTACGAAGAATACGCAAAGCTTGATGCGGCAGGTATTTTGAAATGTTTTACCGCTAGAAAAGATGGCGTTTTAGTGGGCTATTTTATTCTGATGGTTAGCAAAAGTATTCACTACAGTGACCACTTGTTTGCTGTTAATGATGTTATCTTTGTAAAGCCTGATAGCAGGGCTGGGGCTACAGGGTATAGGCTAATAAAATATGCTGAAGATTACTGCAAGAAGGCAGGCGTTTCAGTCCTTACTTTAAATACAAAAGTGCATCTGCCTTTTGACAAGCTAATGGTACACATGGGCTTCGACTTAATCGAGCGCGTCTACTCTAAATATTTAGGAAAATAAAACATGGCTTTTGCTCTTATTTCTGGTATCGCTATGGCAGCCCCCGCCGTCATAACAGGTGGCATAGCCGCATGGTCTTGGGGTGCGTTTGCACTTGGCGCAGGGCTATCTATGCTTTCTAGGGCATTGATGCCTAGCATTGATTCAAGCACTACTGGAGCTATTGATGCTGGAACAACTGCTACGAATAGGAACGCTATATCTAACAGAAAGATTATTTACGGTGAAACTAGAGTTGGTGGCGATGTTGTTTTCATGGATACAACAGGCGGGGCAAAAGATAATGCCAATCTACAGCTAGTGATAGCATTTGCAGGTCACGAAATCACTGAGTATTCCGAGGTCTGGGCGAACGACTTTAAGGTATGGGGAACAGATGAATTTACTTTTACTAACAGAATATCTACAACTGCTGGCAGCAATGTAGTAAGGGTTGACGTTGATACGATTCTTGACACCTACCAATATGCTTTTACTGAAGATAATCAGATTACAATTTCTGGCACTAGCTCAGTTGGCGGTTTAAATTTAAACGGCACGTTTACCGTAACGGCTACAGATGAGTTCGACCCAGACGAAGAAGATGACAGGGAAAACCATGGCAAGTGGTTTGAGTTTCAAGCAGGTAGCAATGCAACCACAACTGCTACTGGTGGTGGTACAGATTGGAAGGTTGTTCAGCTTGGCTACACTGGTAACAGCGATGTTAGTTGGGGAGATTGGTTTGAGCTTTATTTTTACAAAGGCGACCAGACTACCTATCAACCGCAGTTGCGAGCGCGTTCTACCGCATGGAATACAAACTGCATACTTTACGGCACAGCTTACATATACGCACAGCTAAAGTATGATTCTGAAGTTTTCCGCTCAGGTATGCCAAATATTTCAGCCCTAATTAAAGGAAAGAAAGTTGCCAATCTTGCTGGAACTGTAGAGTGGACTGACAACCCTGCGCTTTGTATTAGGGATTATTTGTTAGATTCTCGCTATGGTTTAGGTGAGGATTCAGCTACGATTGATACTGCCGCAATTACTAATGCAGTTAACGTGTGTGACCAAGCTGTTGCGCTTGAAGGTGGTGGGACAGAAAAAAGGTACACATTAAACGGAAGGCTGGATACTGGCAAAAGCAGAAAAGCTAACATTGAAGATATGCTTTCCTCTATGGGCGGCAAGCTGGTTTACTCTGGAGCAAAGTATTTCATAACCCCTGCTTATTACGCTACGCCTACTGTCACAATTGACGAGTCACTACTTAACGGAGAGGTGCAGATTCAGACGCGCCAGAGTCGTAGACAGCTATATAACGCTGTTAAAGGCAGCTTTATTAGTAAGGAAAAAAACTACATAGTCGCAGACTACCCTGCACAAAAAAGCTCAACGTTTGCTACCGCTGATGGTGGAGAACTGTTTCTTGATATGGCTCTGCCGTATGTGACTGGGAACACGCAAGCGCAAAGACTTGCGAAGATAGCAATGCTTTCATCTCGAAAAGCTACAACCGTAACCTTGCCATGCAACTTAGCCGCGTTGAAGTTTAAGGCTGGCGATAACATTATGGTAAGCAATGCAAAAATGGGTTGGGTATCAAAAGTCTTTGAGGTTTTGAGTTACAAGTTACGCCCTAATAATGATGGCACGATTGTTGTGGAAGTAAGCGCCATTGAAACTGCTTCAGATGTTTACGATTGGTCTACAAGTGACCAGCTAGACTTTCTCGATGCGGG